CCGCGCTGTGCTGTGCTGTGCTGTGCTGTGCTGTGCTGTGCTATATATACTATTCTTACTGACAACAACGGAGTCTTCTCATGCCTTTCGATCTCACGCTCTCTTTCGACGATTCGATCCATATCCTCTCACAGCGCTTCGCGTCGCTCGATGCCGCTATCGCATGGGCTTCGGCCCTCGCGGGCTCGCCATTGGCTTTCGCTCCTCGCGGCCTAGTGCTTCGCGCAGAGCATTCGCACGCTGTGTTCGCCATCTCTCGCCTCTCCGACGACGGTCGCGTTCTGCCTATTCTTTGATCATCGTCGCCCCCGGCTGCGTTTCTGCGCCGGGGGCGTCTATCTCATTTCCCAGTGCCTCGTCCAGCACACTCCCGAATACTGCCGCGATGGGCTCTTCTACTTCATCCGTTCCCAGCCCAAACACGAACTTGCCTTCTGCTAGTTCATCCCATCTTGCATCGTGGATTCCGTCTACCATACCTTCCACATACGTTTGGGCATCTTCCAGACTGCTGAAGGTGAGAACCGCATATGGAACCGTGACTGGTGTCGTCTGAGCTAGAACTACCACAGTGAATATGTCCATCTTATCCCTCCATTTCTATGTGCACGTCGAACCCAGCTTGCTTTAGCAGTTCCACCACTTCGTCTTCGTCCCTTGCCCCGTTTATGGCTCGTTTGGCTTTGGTCATCAATTCCGCCTCATTCTTCCAGCCGCACGACATCCAAGTTACGCCACCGTCTTCGAATTTGAGAAAGATTACCGGTTCCATATCTTTGATTCCCCTATTTGGCCTGATTGCCGCGCCAATTGTAACACAACGGCGCGGCATTGTCAATTACGCTTTGCTCTTGAACTTCTCTACGAAGTCGACCGGAACCACTAATTCGGTGCCATCTGGCCACACCAATCGGCCAGAATCCGCCACCTTTCTTTGCAGCGCGACCCGTCCAGTCATTCTGAACCTTCCCTCCCAGCCCTTCGTCCTATTGACCCACCGCGAATGGTCCACACCGTTCGCATCCAGAACATCCGTGAACGCACCGATGTCGATCTTGCCCTTATCACTCAAACAATAAGTGGCCAGCATTTGGCTGAGCCAATCCCAATTCGACCTGCGCGCGGCTTTGCCCTTGGCACCGAGCGCCTTGGCGTTCTCGATGTACTTATCTTTGTATTTTGGCTTCACGATGGAATTGACTACTTTCTCTTCCGGCTCTTCGTCACCTTCCATCGGGGCGACGTCGCCTTCCATATCCGACTCGTGGTCGGCGACTGATTCCGCATGTGCGGCCATCAGTTCTTCCGGTGCCATTTGGCTTTCCTCAGCTTGTTGTTCCTCATATGCCAACTCATCTTCCACTGGCGCTGGTGTGAACTCCACCACTTTCTGATCTTCTACTGCTTTTGCTTTCTTGCTGCGCTTGAACTTGGTCGTTACGTTCTGCTTCATGTTGTGCTCCCGAAAAACCGGTGGCCTTGATCGACCACCGTACACTAATTAAAGCACACTAACGTAGCTCTGTCAAGTATGCTTTCACTAAGCAGAATGGCGAAGCCGTACTTGACAAGCAAGCCGCGCTGTGCTACACTACGCAGACTACGCACACAGGGGAACACAATGGCACGAAGTGAATGGGTAATGGTAATTATTGGCTTTCTGTTGTACAGCGGTGCGATTTACATCTCGCCGCACTTCATCATCAGGGGCATATTCCTTTGGGCTTTGTTCGTCCTGATCATCGGCACACTTGAAACCTTAATGGGAGGCTGAACTTGGGGTATGCACTTATGTATGGGCGATGCATCAACTGCAAAAAAGTATTCACTTTTAATCCGCTGCGCGTTCCATCGATTCGCATCAGGAACCAGCGCGAACCGGTGTGTTCGCCGTGTATGGTAAAGGTGAACACACACCGCAAGAACAATGGGCAAAAACCGTTCCACATCCATCCTGACGCGTACGACGTCATAGATGAAAGCGAATTCGGTTAGGTAGGCCAATTTCCTGCTCCGTTATTGGCCTATCGGCCCCGGCGACGATGTTCAGTCCAGCGTCCTCGTCGTCGGGGTTCCAATTCAAAGGAATCCGATGACTAAAGCCGCAGCCGGTGAAGTGCTGGCAGACCGCATCGCGGCCTATCTTGACGACGCGCCTCATGACGGAGGCCATTCTGACGCTGCTGGGGCAAATAGCTGGGAATTGCTGCAAGAGGCAATGGATGATCTGCGCCTCGCCGCGCAGTTCGCCGCTGAAGTGAGCAGGGAGGAGATCGCGCAGATCATCGACCCGGATGCTTTTGAAGATACAACGCTTCAGGACGATCTGACGCCAACCGAACGCATGCATTACAGCCAACAACGCTCGCGTGATAAAATGGTGGCGCTCGGAAAAGCTGATGTCATCCTCTCCCGTCTTTCAATCGGCCGCGCCATAGAGGTATTGACCCGATGACCAAGATTGCTGACGACTTCGCCGCCATCCAGCAGCGGCTAGCTGAACTGGAAGGCAAGCTACCGGCGTCGAAGACCGCCAAGAAGCTGAGCACGGTGCGCTGTCTGCGCTGCAACGATACCAGGATGATTAGCAATTATCTGGGTCAGACGCAAAAATGTCCGTATTGCCCCAGCGACGAGGAAGAAGTGGACTTCTAAATGAGTGGCTAACACCGCAACAATGCTCGGAGGAAGCCATACGAGAGTATAACTGATTGAAGCTAAACTAAAGGAGTTCAAATGGCACCGAAGCGAGAAGCATTTAGAATAAAGACCAAATGCTGGAATTGTGGTCGTGAAAATGATGGACAGTTATCAGCAATTGACGAGCACGGACCGCCGAAGAATGAAGACATATCGTTCTGCTTCTATTGTGGCAAATTCGCTATATTTGACTACAGCTTCGAAGATAACGTCCGTAAGCCAACCCCCGCTGAAAATTTCGAACTCAAACACAACAAATTCTTTAAAAATTTGTATGCTGGTTGGTACATATGGAATCAAAAATACGGGAAACAATAAGATGATTTATAGAATCCCAGCCAAAGTGAAATCTCTAGAGCAGAAATCGCGTGCAGTAAGTGCACACAAACACCCCACCATAGAGCACGAAGTTGTGTGGGTAAGGGAAACAATTGGGTGGTTCGTTACGTTTGAGCGATCGCACGAATCACTATTCGTCGGGACCGAAGAACCAACCGACTTGAAGGTAGGCACTGAGGTGGACATAATTATAGTCCCCGAGGGTACAGTAGTAAACATGGATTGACAGCCGCGTACGGCTATGTTTTAATGTAGATGCGGGATAGTCCGCGAACGGAGCACAATATGCCACAAGGCGAATACTCAGTCTGCCAGTTCTTTGAGGACGGCACTTACGAATACACGCGGCGTTACGTCGACATTCAAGAAGCCACCGACGCGTTTACCCATTACACCAACAACGTGGCGTGTCGAATGGGCATCACCAAGCGCGTAATCATCACGGACGGTGGTGATTGCACCGTCGCGGAATGGCAGCACGGCAAGGGGCTGATTTGGCCCAATAAGAGCGGTGAAGAACCTAAGGAGCAGGCAAGTGGAACTAAGTGAAAATGAACTGAGCCGGCTGTGGGAACTGTACGGCCAAATGCAGCAAGTAATAGGCGAACAAGAAGCAATACAGGAGGAAGCTAGCGAACAGGAGGAACAGGATGCCGATTAAGAAAATCCACGTTGGATTCGATATCGACGCTGACGTCTTCATGAAGATGCTGCAACACGCGAGCAGCGGCATGAAGATAGAGGTGTTCGGGGACACCCCCAAATTAGCTAAGCGCGACCAGCCCAAATTGCTGGCCGCTCCGAGCGAACGGGGAGGGGCGCGGAAGTTGATGCTAGCGTTCCTACTGGCGCACAAGGAACGCGGCGTCAAACCAACTGAATTGCGCGAGGTATGTGTCGCGGCGGGTTACGCCCCCGCGACACACTCGCCAATACTGACCGCGCTGCAAATCGCGGGAATGATTAAGAAGCTTAAGGATGGAACTTATCAAGCAACACCAAAGGCAGTGAGCAATGGCGAAGAGCGGAGCTAAAAGCGGAGTATTGAAGTTATACTCGTCGTACAACTTCGTAGACAAGGACCCTATTATTGACAAGGTGCGAACACTCGTAAACCGGGAGGGCAAGTCCTACCGCGAAATCAGTGAAGCTTCTGGCGTCACCACGTCAACTATGTACAACTGGTTTGACGGTAAGACTCGAAGGCCGCAATACGCAACGGTTATGGCGGTCGTCCACGCTTTGGGTTATCGCAGTGTATTTGTAAAACGAGGGGCAAAAACAAGCAGGTTGACGTCGACAAAAGGAGGATAAAATGACAATCAATGAATTGCTCAAGACCATAGAACCGGAGGACCGACAGGTCCTCCTTACTATGCTTGCCATGGAAGGATTCACGGTGGAAGACGAATCCGACGAGGCAATCCAACGCATGCTTCTAATCCCAAATAAGACACAGGAGGAGGGCAACGCCCTCCTCACTTTAATCAACGTCAGTAACAATATGGGCAAGTTCGCGTCCAAGCTGTCATTCACCCAGCGCTGCGAAATTCTTGCGTTACACCGCCGAGGCTGCACGCGCGAACTACTATCTAAGTTGTATAAAGTAGATCGACGAACCATTACGCACATTTATAACGGTCAATCGCCGCACTATAGGAACGTGCGGGAAGAAGAATTACGCCTAGGCCGTAATAATTTTATTGACAATTATTTGACCCTCGACGTACAGAACGCGGCGTTCGCGTATTTTGGCGAGAAGCGCGACGAGCCTCATGTCAACAATAAGGCAGCCAATAAACGACAAGGCGTGCATAACATGCAGAATGATATGTGTGATTACGCACACCGCGTCATAATCGGCTGGGTAGAACCAGGCATACAGGAAGATATAACTGTCGCCGGGTGGTATTACAAAGACCTTGATAGCGAATGGCCAGATTCTTGGTTCCACTGCGGGCCAGAATCACTTAGAACTAGCCAAGCGTGTTGGGCTGCGGCGCAAGAGGACATTTCTGATAAGATTTCTTGACCTGCGACCACGGGACATCTTGACAGACCCTACCACTACGTGGTAGACTGGTATATGGGGAGTGCAGAAATATGTGGAGAATGAACAATGGAGTTCGACCGGATCAACGGGATTCCAATCGACGGAGGAATAGCCTATAAAGAGGGAGTTATGGCAGGGGACTGCCCCTATATGGAAGAGGATGATGACTTCGCTCGGTGGAATGATGAATGGGACGCCGCAGCGGACGAACACGAAAACACAAATAATCAAGAATTCAACAAAGTGGGGTCAGTGGTAACTAATCGTTACCGTGCACTATATTCAGAGATGGGGCACCCTACTCATTGCGGGGATGACTTGGCCAACCTGCTCAACTCGATCTGCGTCAACAAGGCAGGCACCAATCTGGAGCTATTTGAGAGGATATGCGAGGCGAACGGGGTGGACCTAGGTAAGTATAACAGAACTGCCAAAGGTTGGCAAGGTCGGTTACGCATGACCGGACGTAACCTACTGGCCAAGCGCGTAGTGGAAAACAACGGCATGGTTGTAATGCCAGAAGGGATGGGTGATTATCACCAACTGGACGAGGATTGGATAGAACGGACTCGCAACAAGTATAAACCAAGGACAAACAATGAATAATCCCAAGGTAGACCAGGCTCTAAACACCATCCTCGAAATAATGAAGGAGCAGAACGCCCACCCGATGACGTGTGAAGCGATGAATACAATATTCCGCGATTACATGCATTGGGCGAGTAAGGCACAGCGAGACCGAGAAGATACAAAGATAATTCGCCACGCGATGCTTGGTTTTGTATCTTCGATGGCAATCGACATGGCGACGCGAATGACAAGTCGACACAAGCCTGAAGACCGAGACGTATGGCTTGGTGAGTTCGTACTTGATCTAAGGGATGAAATCCTAGTAGAATTAGCGGTAATAGATGAGGTTCAAACAGGCAATTCATAGGCTTCCAGGCGGCTGGCCCCGCGCGTGGGGCTGGCCCCTGCCCGCCGTGGGCTACGCCACGGGGCGGCGTACGGTACGCCATGCGGCGGCTGCAGGCGGGCGGCCACATGTAGCGCCACACCGGCCAGTGCACGGCGTATAGTACGCCGCGCCACACACAGGAGAAGTGATGAAACTAACAGTAAAATGGATTGATCGAGGCCGTGAACCGACCGAAAAGCCAAATCCTAACTATCCTAATGGTATTGATCTGGATCAGACCATTGTTGGACAAAGGTCATGCAAAACTGATTTGCCGTATCCAGCTAAAAGGTGTGGTTATTATGTAGTGCATTGTTTGAAGTGCAAGTACACCACCATTATAACCACAGCTGGAAGACCAGACGATCCTAAGAGCGTGAAGGTACCGTGCAAAGGAGGGCGTAATGAAGGAACTCAATAAGCGCATCGCAAATATTCCGATCCCTCCACGAATGAGGGGTCTCCCATTGAGCGACGAAGGATATCCAGTTCCATACTTTGTTCCGTTCATCAACGGCGAAGCTGATTTCCGGGGAATGGACGGCGAGAAACTAGGTCGTTGCATTCGGCTAAAACGATGCTGGTTATGCGGCCAGCCCTTGGGTAAATTCATGGTATTTGTGATCGGACCAATGTGTGCAGTAAATCGCAATACAGCAGAACCGCCAAGCCATCGCAGCTGCGCCGAATATGCAGTTCTAACCTGTCCATTTCTGACTCAGCCTAGAATGCGCCGCAACGAGAAGGACCTACCAGAAGGTAGTGTATCGGGCATTATGATCAAGCGGAATCCAGGTGTAACTGCGTTGTGGGTAACATCAGAATACAAGCTACGTCGCGGCTCTGGTACGCTATTCGCTATAGGGAACCCAATCGAGGTAAAATTCTACACCGAAGGGCGGATTTCTACCCGAGCCGAAATTCTAGTGTCGATCGACAGCGGAATGCCAATCCTGATGCAATATGCTCGTGCTGACGGGCAAGAAGCCGTTGATGAATTGAATGAAATGTACCACACCGCGCTTACACTACTCCCAAAGGAGGAAGTACCGTGATCATACAGATTCATGGGGGTGGAATAGGTCCCACGGCTAGAAACTTCACCGCTGCGGTGATACTGCAAGATGATGTAGTCGTGAAGACGGCACCCATTTTGCAGTATATGAATGGATGGACCCTTAGCCGGGTGGAAGAGTATTGCAGAAAGAGGCACTGGACATGGACCAAGGTGGAAGAAAAGGATGAAGACCCGAATATCGTAAAAATACCTTGACGGGCGCACCCGGCTGTGGTATACTAAAGACTTGCACTGCCCCCTGTGCGCGACAGCTACGACGAGGAACAAGGACCGGCCAGTCCCCTCGTCGTAGCAACAGTCTTTGGGGGATACGGGGGAGCCATGGAGAGCATCAAGGGCGGATTTGCGTTTAATCAATCCGACGAAAAGCTAATAAACCAACAAAGATCAATAACCGCCCAGATTAACAATAACTTCATTCAAGTCGGCGCTGTTTTTCTTCAGATGTCCGGGAAGCATCCCTTTACCTCGGACTGGTACAAGCGCAAATTCCGCGACACCAACTTGCAAGACTGGATTGACGACACCGATATGCGTGTTCTCAATCTCGGCTTCAACTTGCAGTTTGGCTGGCTCGACGTAGATATAGACGCCGAAGACCCACGCTACAATCAGTGCATAGTCAAAGCATTCAAATTCCTTAGCGTCGATACCAGATTCGCATTTGGGCGACTGTCCAAAGGTGTTCCGTCCCATTTGATGGTGCAATTGAATGAGACCGATCTGAACAATTACGATATGATGAAGGAATTTGAGCCCAAAGAATTCAAATTAGGTGGTAACCGGTATAAGTGCGAACTGCGCTCGATGGGACCGCAGACCGATACCGATAAGCTGAACACCATCAAAGAATCGCGCCAGACTGTGATGCCGGGGAGCATTTACGCCCACAAGACCAAGGCGGGCGAACACGACGTATCTGTTTGGTATACCGACACCGGCAAGGTAGCTATTCACATCGGCGAAGTGGCAGCGACTACGCCGCACAAAACCTCATATTCTACCCTAATAACTGCCATCGCGTTCGGCACCTTTCTATATGTAATACAACCTCACTGGACAGAAGGCACACGCCAAAACCTAGCTATAAAAGTATCCGGCTGGTTGGCTCGATTGGTGCGCGAAAGCCAAGGGATCAACAACAACGAGGGAATTTCTAAAGGAACGTTCTGCCCAATCGGGACGCCTGAGACAGCCGAATCCATGCTAGATTTCTTGTGCGGTGAGTGTGGCGACAAAGAAGCGTACATGAGAAAGAGGATATTCCGTGACGCGATCAAAAAGCTCGAGAACAACCCCGACGCCAGAATCCCCGGTTGGCCAGCACTTGAGGCTGACGTTGGAACTGAAGCCCTCATCGCGCTTCGCACGGTTTTTATGCCGGGTGTTGATGTCTCGCCTCTCACTCAAATGGCAGATCGATACATTTACGACGAAACAGATGACAAGTACATTGATCGAGACCGGTTCTATACAATGTCCGGGTTTGTCCACGACGGAGCTGAACTTGACCGTCGCCACCGTAACGATCTTATGGACGTTGCCGGAAAAATGAGGCCGGTGTTTAAGCTGTTTGAGACATCCCCGCTGCGACGCCGCGTTGGCGGTAGAGATTTGTTCCCCGACTTCCCGCCGGGGTCTATATTCAGAATGACGCGGGCGGGCGACACGATTCCGGACGATCAAGACGCAGAATTAGGCACGCTGACTATGTTCAACACGTGGCGCGGCTGGCCTATCCTGCCGACCAGAAATCCAGACTTAATAATGCTACGCAAATGTACTGTTATGATGGACAAGCTATTTGGATATTTGAGCCAAGACAACAAAGAGCAAGTAGAGTGGTTAAAGCAATGGATAGCATGGACAGTTCAGAACCCCGGCCAGAAGCAACAGATCGCCCCTGTTTTCGTGGGGGGACAAGGTGTTGGAAAGTCATTCTTTGGGAACATATTCTTAGAACAGCTGTTTCAGAACCAATGGGGTTCTGCCTCGCCGAAAATTCTAGAGGGCGCGTTCTCTGTCGAACCATTCATAAATAAAATGTTTGTGTTTATAGACGAGGCCAAATTCCATACTGAAAGCAGTACCGACGAAATAAAGAAACTAATTCGCTCAGACCGAATGGGCGGTGCCGAGAAGTTCCAATCCGCAAAGACATATCGCATCTTCGCCCGCGTCATCTTTGCTTCCAATCGATTCGATATGAACATCGGGCAGGCCAATACACAAGACCGCGCGCTGTTTTATATGAAGACTTACGATAAAGACTTTAAGGGGATGACTGACAACCAATTTAGAAGCTGGGCGATTACTCTCAAGCCGTTCTTTGATGAATTTAACACGTTAATCCGCCGCATGGATGTCAAAGAACATTTCATGCACATCTTCAATACGATGGCGGTATCCAAGCACGACGTTGAGAACGTTAACTTTTCTAGTGGCACTGATGTTCACATAGTCGAATCCAATATGGCTTACCCGCGACGTGTAGCCAAAGCCATTATAGAGGAAGGCCGCATCTGGGAGGATTTGGATATATCCGCCCCATTCACCATGCAGGAATTCAATAAACGAGTAGCCGACACCTGCGATTCGCTGCGCTTGAAGTTTGTTCAACCTCGGCATGTTTTCGATGAGTATGTAAGCGCTGGCGTAATCGAAAAGTGGGCAAGCAACGGCGCGAAGTTCTGGCGGTTCAAATACCGAATTGGCACGCTGACCGAAATGATGGGCGCGGCTATTGGAGTACCGTTAGAATCTAGGTTCTCGTTCACCGAGGAAGACTACGGCACCAATGAGTCAGAATTGATGGGTGCGAAGGGCTGGCGCGGCGGCGTTAACTCCCGTTTCCGCGTCTGAATATCTACTATGGACTTGACAGGGATAGCCACGCTGTGCTAGGATGGCCCATCGTTAACCACCGAGGTAACTAGTAATGAGTGACGTAACCCAAGCAGCGCCCGAACAGGCGCAGGAAGTGAAGACCACCAAGTCGATCGTTCCGTCTAAGTATTCCGGACGGTATAAGAATGGTGGGGACGACCCGCTCGCAGTGTTCATCAAGGAACAGTGCAAGGTGCAAGGCGGAGATTTTGATTTTGAAAGATTCTTCGAACTGTGCTCCAAGAACGGAATCGCCCAGGAGAAAGTCGACCACTATCGCGCACAGGTTGCTGAGAAGCGACACGGCGCGCAAGGTCGAGCACGCATGACGCTTCGCAATATGCTGGCGACCATCGTGCGCAAAAACGGCAAGGCAACTGGTCTGGACGGAAGTGAAGTGGCGATCAATCTTCCCAAGCCCGCTCTCACTGGCGCGGCGAAGGAAGCATCTGACGCTACCTCCACTGAAGCAGCCAACCCTGCCGCTGCTTAGTAGCCTAGTTGCTCGGAGGAATTGGTAGCCCCTTCCCTCTGAGGGTTTAATAGGGTTACTAGGTTGAAGAGCCCCTGTCGGAGCCCCCAGCAGGGGCTCTTCTGTATTTGGAGAATGTTATGGAACAACATAACGATCATATTTGGTTAGTAGTGGGTGGAAAAGCATGGGCGATACGCGCTATTGAGCACGATGATGTCATATGGTCATTTCATTTGTGGCGCGGGTATTACCCTAAATTAGAAACAAAAACTCTCGTAATGATTGATCCTGATTGGGACAATTACTGCGAGTGCGCGGTAAAAATGCTGAACATCCTGAACAATTGAATCGCATCTTGACAGGCTGCGCGCGGCGTGCTAGACTGTTGGCACGGCCAAATCCATGGCCGGTTCAGCGAGCAGCATATGCAAGACACAACATTGGAATTAATGCAGCAAGTTTGCCACTCCTTGACTGTTGCAACCGCCAGCGTAAGGAAACAAACAGACGAAATAGTGGCAACCACCGACCACATAGAACTGATTAGGCACTACGATCAACTCCGCCAAATATCCGCCCTCATTAAGGAATCCCGCGAAGCCCTCACTCAAATCGAGGAAAAACTGTCGCGGGAACAAGTGCCAGACGCTCTGCGGGCACACAATATCAGAACCATAACCATCGAAGGCGTAGGCCGCGTGTCTCTTGGGACGCGGTGGTCAGCAACTATGCCCGACAAGGAGTCAGGTTTTGAGTGGCTGCGCGGCAATGGTCACGGCGGCGTTATCATCGAGACCGTCAATGCTCAAACGCTAGGGGCATTAGCAAAAGAGCTAAACAACGATGGCATGGAATTACCGCAACCAACGTTCACAACGAGCATTATGACTTACACCTCGATCACAAAGGTGAAGTAACATGAACAACGATGTAACAAAGACCAAAGACAACCTTCCTGATTACTTGCGGCAATACCCAAAGCAGAAGATCGGCAATATCGATTCCACGGATCGCATCATTCCACGGGTCAAATTGATCCAAGCGATCTCGCCGGAATTGGAGGCATTCGACGGCCAAGCCAAAACCGGTCAATTTTGGCACACTATCGCGCAGGAGAACCTCGGCCCGACCCTGAAAGCTATCCCCATCATTATCCGGAAGTCATACGTGCTTTGGGCTCCTCGGCACGATGATCGGGGCATTCTGGCTCGAGCTATGGACGCCATCCATTGGGACCCGGCCGACGCTGAATTTACGGTCAAGCCCAAAGGGTCGCCCTCACCGGTAACTTACCGTACCAAGAAGACGGTGGCGGAATCTGGGTTGGATCAATTCGGGACATCTATTCCCGGTGATTCCAATTCGGCTCCCGCCGCAAGCCTCACCTATAATATGATGTGGTATATGATTGACTACCCAGAACTTAGTCCATCAGTTATCATCAATACCCGGTCGAGCGTCAAGCCAATGCAGCAACTACTGTCGCGGATTGATTCTAAGCCGGTCGCGCACTTTGCTCAACTCTACGAAATCGGCACAGTTCAACAAAAGGGAGCCGAGGGACCATACTTCAACTTCACTTACGCCGGGGCAGGGTTTGCCAGCAAGGCCGATGCAGCTATCTGCGAAGCAATGTATGGTACATTCAGTCAAGGCAGCTGGATAGCCAACGACGAGACCGAAGAACCGGTGTTCGACAAAACGCCCACCGGCAAATCAATCAACGACAAAGATATCCCATACTAAGCGCAATTCAGCGCACACTAAGGAGGCCGACTATGCGACCATTTCTAGCTATGATTACCCCTGTTGGGGATTTAGGCAGCCCGGTTGATCCCGGTTGGGGCGTCGGTGGACCCGGCAGTCCCGGTGGTCCGGGTGGACCCGGCAGTCCGGGTGGGCCGGGACCGGTATATCCGGCGCACCCAATCGCGGGTGGACCGTGGCCAACACACCCAATTGCTGGTCCTCAACCGCCTCAAGGTGGCGGTGGAGGCGCTCATCCTGAACACCCAATCTACTTCCCACCAGAAAGTGGGCAACCACCGCTTGGTATTTGGGGTCCGCCGGATATGCCTCCAGGCTTCTGGGGTGGTGGAATGGGACCGGGCGTGAAGCCGCAACCCCATCCTGAACACCCGATTGTGTTGCCGCCTGATCTTCCAGCGGAAATTCCGCCTCCGAATGGCGGCGAGGCAATTCCGATCGAGTGGAAAACTGGCTGGACGCAAGTTACCGGCTGGGTAATCGTTGGTATTCCTACAGTGCCGCATCCAACACCATCCAAGTAAATTCGGCGTCCTACCTTACGTCGAACAACTAGAGGGAGGGCGCAAATGCCTCCCTCGCCTTTTGGAGACACCTATGCCACAATTGGGCGACAGACCGATCCAGCAAGAATACTACGAAATGATGAACGCCGTCGCGGCGGCACTTGACAAGACATTCAACAGAGAATTAAAGGGCAAAGCTCGTACGACTGGATTTGTGCTGTTGGTTTATCCCTTTGAGAATATGGAAAAAGGCGACGCGCGCTGTAACTTTATATCCAACGGCGCAGATCGCAAGGATGTAGTTGCCCTGATGAAAGAGATGATCGCGCGGTTCGAGGGGCAGCCACAGATGGATGGTCACACATGAAGCATGTAATCAACCCACAATTAGCTTTAGACATTGTGCGGTGCCATTACAAGCCGATTGCGTTCGACACTGAGACTACCGGAATTACTGTTCAAGACAAAGTTTGCGGCTACGTCATCACCAACGACGAGTATTCAACATACACACCAGTCCGCCATGAAGGCGGGGGCAACATCCCAAATGTAGAGGAGTTCGAACATGAGCTTCATAGAGCATTTGGAGATCGTAGCAGGATGCTTTTTCTTACTGTGGGCCATAACTTCGGCTTTGATCTGCGCATATGTCTTCGCCATGGAATCACTTTGGCGGGACCGCTAGAAGACACGATGATCAATGAGGCGATCATTAGTGATATTGTTCAGGGGCACGGATTGGCCGAGTGTTGCTTACGGCACCGCGTAACAGCTAAGAAAGGAGATGAAATCTATGCCGAATTGGCCAGGAGGTTCGGTGGATTACCCGACAAGAAACAAATGGGCAAATTCTGGAAGCTGGAGGGGGACCATCCTCTCGTCGTCGATTACGCCACAGGCGACGGCGTTTCAACCTTGGAGTTATGGGCGAAACAGCAACGAATACTTGACGCAGACGGGCTACGAAAATCGTGGCAACTTGAGTGCGATCTATTACCATACGTCGCAAAAATCCACCATCGAGGACTAAAAATTGACCCCGAATACGCGGGGCAAGTAGGAACAGAGGTAGAAAATGCCATTAAAGAAAAAAGCAAAGTCTTTATCCCCGGCTTCAACGTCCGATCGCCAAAAGCCGTCGAAGCCCTCTACCGAACCAACGGATACACCGATGAACGATTCGCCCGTACCGATAGCGGGGCTTTATCCTTCACCGAAAAATGGCTTGAAACAAACGACATCGGCGGAGCCATCCTCGCAGTTAGACGGCTCGAAAAGGCACGGGATTCCTTTATTGCACCCCTTATTGATACCCACAATGTCAACGGACGAGTTCACCCGGTCCTCAACCAGTCCAAATCAGACGACTACGGAGTTGCCGGTGTCAGATTTTCCTGCTCCGAACCAAACCTACAAGCTTTCCCCAAGAGAAATATTGATGTTGGCAGAGTTGTTAGAAGGCTGGTCGTCCCGGACGAAGGATTCGTCTTTGAAGAAGCAGATGCGAAACAGCAAGAACCAAGACTATTCACTCATTATTCGGGTGACCCGGCATTGGTTGATGGATACCGTAGCGGAACTATGGATATCCACGACAGAGCCTCCCAAGTCTTTGGGTTAGAGCGCGACGTAGCCAAGCGAATGGCGATGGGGATGTTGACTATGATGTCCCCACCGACGCTTGCAGGCCATATGCGATGGCCTATAGAGCAAGCGCGCGAGGCTCATCGCCGCTTTCTCACCGATGCGTTCCCAGCAATCAAAACATTCCAGGACACCGCAATCCATGTATTCCGGAGGCGAGGATATGTCAAAACCTTACTTGGCAGACGCGCTTATTTGGATGACCCCCGATTCGCCTATCGTGCAGTATCAAGAATCATCCAGAATGTCGGCGGCGAGCACCTCAAAATGTGCCTTCTCCGAGCTTGCAAGTACGAAGACGCCTACCCTAATGATGTTCAGATCCTGCTTACGATTCATGATAGCTTACTCTGGCAGCGAAATCCAAGTCACTCCCCCACCGATTTAATTAGATGTATTGAACACGTCGCAGAGGAACTCGAATTATCAGTTCCCATTCCATTTGGCTTAGGCAGCGGCAAAGATTGGGCAAGGGCTTCTTATGGCGATAAACTCGATAAGTATGACGAGTAGCCAGAAGAGATATTTAAAAGCGCTGAAGCGATACTTGACAGGGACAGCACGAGGTGTTAAAATGCCATACCGACCGGGTGACCCAACCGTAGAAGTGGAAGGTCGCATCGAAACCTCGACCGCTAAGGCATACCTAATTGAGCCAACCATGAGCAAGAAGACCGAAGTATGGTTGCCCAAATCCCAAACGGTGGGGATGACCGATCCGGACGACAACGGTGTACGAGTATTCACGGTAACCCAATGGTGGTACAAACAATCAGGGATGGAAGAAGATGAGTGAAGGTAATTGGAGACCAAGGCCAGAAATACCGCGATCATACAGCTACGAAATGGCGTATTGTAAAGACCCGAATTGTGGGTTACACCTAATCGCTAAAGATGAACACGGCAACGATATCTGCGAAATCGTAATGTCGCCAGCCCAAACACTAAAGCTGATCAGCTTCTGTAAGAAGATGCTATACGAGAAAGCAATCTAATAATGAGAGAGGCTGATGTAAAGCGGCTGATGGTAAAATCGATGACTACGGGTGGCGGTTACGCGCGCCGCATCGAAGACCAATATGGAGTAGGCATTTTTGATTTGGTACTTATTCCGCGCGGATATCCGGTATTCTTCGCCGAGGTTAAGATCATCCAGGGCAATTTATTTGGCCCAACCCCGAGGCAATACATCGAATTACAGCACATTTTAAGCATTGCCGCCAATGCTGGCCACGTTATTCCCGTGATGATTGGGTGGCAACACGGGACATACTACTTCCATCCGCCCCAAAACAAGATCGACAAAAAGGATTGTTTCTCCGTAACTACGAGCGACATGGTATTCCATGATCAACTAATAAAATACTACCATTCACAGAAAGGTAAAACATGAACCCAAATATCAAGCCGGACGAACTGAACATCGCCGAAAGCATCCTGCTCGACGCGGCCAATGCGATTCGAGACCGTAGCAAGGAACACGGTCACACCGAGCGATCATTTATGATGATCGCCGAAATGTGGACGACCTATATTGGCCATGTCTACACGATACGAGGCGAGACTAGGTTGCGTCCCCACGATGTGGCATTCATGATGGATATGCTAAAGACTGCGCGGTCTGTGTATGGCTTCTCGACGGACAACTTTGTGGATAAAGCTGGGTTCTCGGCGCTGGCTGCGATGCTAACACCAAATCCCGGCCCAGCCCACAAGAAGATCGAAAAGGAACCAAAGAATGGACCTATTTAAGTACCGGGGAATCCACTGCGTAGTTGACGGTCAATACGGCTCAACGGGAAAGGGGGCGTTGAGCGCGTATTTGGCTGAGCAATCGATCAAACATGAGCGCCATTTCGAGGGAGCAATCTACAGTGGTGGCCCAAATAGTGGGCATACATTCTTCCACAACGGTGATCGCCACGTAGTGAAGCAGTTGCCAGCATCCGCTGTTTATTTGGCGTTACGCGGAAAAGTATCGACGGCTTATTTATCAGCGGGCGCGGTTATTGACCGCGACGTGCTCAAAGAGGAAGCCAATAGGTACCCTAATCTCCATATATTCGTGCACCCCAATGCCGCTATCGTGACGGACGAGGACAAAAAGGCCGAAGAGTATGGTTCTATAGCGGAAGTGGCCGGAACTCGTAGCGGAACTGGCGAGGCGCTGGTCCGGAAGGTGCGGCGCGAGTTCAGCGCTATTGCCAACAACTCGCTGGGAATGCTAGCCACCAACGTAGTAATCCAAAATCACAGGTTAAAACCTGAGCGAAACGCGTATTTCATGGAAGTATCACAGGGGTTCAGCCTTGGCATCAACTCACAGTTCTATCCAAAAGTTACTAGCCGCGAGTGCACGGTTATGCAAGGTCTTGCCGACGCACGAATTGCTCCTCGGCATTTGGCTCGCATTTATATGGCTATACGCACCTTTCCCATTAGGGTTGGTAATGTCGATGGCCATTCTAGTGGTAATTGGTATTCGGATCAGCATGAAACTACTTGGGAAAAAATAGGGGTAGAACCAGAACTGACCACGGTAACCAAACGAGTGCGGCGCGTTGCAACATTCTCGATGGATCAATTCTACGACGCCTGTTACGCCAATGATCCAGACGTGGTGTTCATTAGCCACATGGATTACTTAAACAGGGAGCGCCAACTTGCATTGTTGGATGATATCAATCAAGCACGGGGCAGCATGAATAAACACTTTTCCCTGATGGCCAGTTACGGCCCAACAGTAAACGACGTGCGCAAGGAGGACGAATTATATGAGCAACGATAAAGTTTTGTTACTCCACGTCCCCAATTCAATCGCTAAGTATGGCGAGCACCTAATGTGGTTCTTCGAGGGGATGCTAATCAAACTAGATAAGAACAGCCACAAAACCACTCCGACGTCCAAGGATATCCCGGCGATCATCGAGGACCTGCGCGAAGAGGTAATTGAGTTTGAGGAGCAATTGGCCCTCAACAAGTTCGATGAGAACACCCTCATTGAATTGATGGACGCCGCCAACTTCGCATTTTTGGCCTATGTCGCCCTTAGGCTTCAGGGAGTGGAGCATGAACGTAAAACTAAAACTCCGCCGCTCGGACTGTGAATGGTTGAAATCCATGTACGGTAAAGACTGGGTTAACCGGTTGAAGCAGCATATAAAAGGAGAAGTACATGCTAGAAAGGTTAGATCGAACTGGTACAACGAAGTTGCTAGACGTACAAGAAAAAGCTCTTATAAGTTCAAATGAAGTTCCTGGATTTGCTTACTATATGGAAATGGGGCTGGGGAAAACTCTGACTGCGCTGATAGAATTCTTGAGTTTGGTAGCCCAAAAGAAAGCAACCAGATTAGTAGTGGTCTGTCCCAACAGCTTCAAGATGGGGTGGGTGGAAGAGATCAAAAAGCACGACATCAATGTGCACCCTTATGTGTTCAATTCCGGCGCGGACTACGACAACGACGCATTTCTAAAGGTATTATTCAAAAAGCCACCAGTATTGATCGTCAATTATGAAGCGATCCGCAAGGCTGAGAACCAGATATACATCAGGAGATTTATCCACGACAAGAGATGTATGATCGTACTAGACGAATCCATCCAAATCAAGACGTGGAATAGTCTACAGACCAAAGCCGCGCTCGAACTAGGCCCGCTGTTCGATTATAAGCGCGTGCTGTCTGGCAAACCTGTCACCGGAGGCCCGCACGACCTTTGGGCTCAGATGCGATTTATCGGGGCGATCAATGATCGCTTTTTCCCATTCAAGACTACGTTCTGTAAGATGGGCGGGTTCAAAGCCAAAAAGGTAGTAGGAATCCAAAATGAGGCACTCCTTGCAGCTAAGATTGACAAGTATGTATTCCGAGCTTCTAAGGCGGACTGGACTGACCTTCCGGCTAAATCGTACACGTCCAGACAGTACCAGCTTACATCGAGGTTGGCTAGTATGTATAAGAGTATGGAAGACGACTTTGTTCTTTGGCTCGATGAAACCGAGAACGTAACCGTCGACGCATTCATCACCAAATATATCAAATTAGCCCAAATACAGTCTGGATTTATTATAAGTGAAGAAGGTATCGTCAAAGAATTAGTATCTTGGGTGGATAATCCCCGGTTCAAATTAGTCCAAGAGATAATAGAGGAGGTAAGCGGCAAGGCAGTTATACCGTATGTTCACAAGTACACTCTGATCTTATTAGAGCGGTCGCTGGCCGATTATAACCCCGCTTTTATTAAAGGTGGAATGACTCCCGATGAAATCAAAGCCCAAACAGACAAATTCAACGACGACCCGACGTGCAGAATTATTCTTGCACAGATTCGTGCTAGCAAGTATGGTTTTACTTGGCTTGGTGGACATGCTCCTTTGGATAGATGCAATACGATGATTTTTGCCGAGAATTCATATTCCTTAGACGACAGAAGTCAGATCGAGGACCGTATCCATCGCCACGGACAAAAGAATCCATGTCTATATGTTGATCTTTGGGGGACAAAGTTAGACCATAGGATAACGATGGCACTGCAAGCCAAAGAGAACATAGCGCAAGCAGTGTTCCAATACTTCGGTAAATCACGTTAGCAATCTCCAAGCCAGCCGACCACAAGCAGCGTTATCCCTGCGGAGGCGACCGCTCCGAATACCAAGCCGTACAGAAAGGCCGCCCCAATGCTCATCCAAAGTGTAGGTTGCTGTACTTCACCGCCATTACTTCTGGGGCTTCGTTGCGATAGATGCCGTTCTTCCAATAATACTGCTCGCCGGTACCGAAGCCGATCTCGCCTTTAAAATCGACGATTTGGATATCGTCGCGCCACACCCGGCAGTAGCCGTTGTGGTCGAATTTCACTTCGGTGCGGAGCTTATACTTGTGGCCGCGCTGGATATTCTTGGTGTCGGCGAATATTCGATTTTCCTTGTTAGTGCTGTCGCGGATTAGCACGTGGAAGCGCTCGCCGTACATCGCAAATGCGAACGGCGGATTGCCCCCGGAATTGGTTTGATGCCACTGCCCAAGTATCATCCAATCGGCGGTGTTAGGACCACCCGGCTCCATCAAGAAGCCATGTTCTTCGATGATATCGGTGCCTGCGGGGCGACGACCATCCCAAATCTCAATCTCGGAGCGCTCGGAAGTGGTTGGATCGGTGTGATTGGGCGATGTCCAACGGTCGCCGGAGTGCACTTCGAAATGTAAAGTGTATGGGTCGGGATTTGCGATCGAATATGACTTGGATGGGTCATGTTCAACCTCAGCGTTGACACCATCGATTTGGATCATCGAGCCGTTCTGAGCATTGAATTTGGTGATCTTGCCCGCAGTATTGACCGGATCGGGCGGAACTGGCGCGTCGTCGTAGGTAATGGTGCCGGTAACTGTGGCATTGGTCACGTTGATGGTCGGCATGGTTTACTCCTGTTCGTTGACCCGTACGGTCACTTTGACATTGGGCGGCGCAGTAACTTCGATTAGAACCTCGCTGGTAGTTGGTTCAGGAGGAACTGGCTCCGGGGTTGAAGAACCGATCCATTCTAATAGCTGCTCGTCGGAGCCGTTGAATTTGTTTAAATCGACGGTTGACCCATCGATACCATCCATTTGTCCGCTCTCTGAATACTGCCAGAGCGTCCAGGAAGGATACGTCCCTTCTGACCACGACGGTTCACCTGAGGTATATTGTGCCAGCCACAAATCGGTGTATTGGGCAAGCATCTCGTCGTACTCGCCGTTTAATTGCTCCTTGAGCAGATGTCCAGAATATACGGTAATTCTCAGATCGCGCGGATCGGCCAATAGTGCATCTATTGCCTCGTGCAGATCGTTAATGGTGCAACCGTTTTCCTCGTAATCGATTACTACCCGTTCACCGGGTTGCGGATCAACCGTCTGCAAAAAGAAAGCCATCTGATCGGCGGCATTACCCGGATTAAGCCAATGATAAGTGCAGACCGCAATTCCGGCCTTGATTGCATTGGCGCAGTTCTTGGCGCGGTTTGGGTCCTCGTAAGTGGTGCCCTCGGTTGCCTTGTGGATCATAGCAATGACCCCCTCCGCCTTCACCTTTGCGAAATCGGGGAATCCTTGCCAGTGCGAAATGTCGATACACTTTACTGTTTCGCTCATTTTGCCTCCTCGATCTTCTGTCGCACCACATCACAATGTTCGGACACGGTGATCAGCTTACCATCAGTCAGACCAATAATGCAGCGCACATCCTCAGTGTAATATTTATTCGGTTCATCATCCTTAGCAGCGCGTAAACTAGTTACCTGCTTTGGGTTGATACTAACCTCGTGGCCATCGACAGTGTGGAACACCACCAAAATGGCTACGTAACTTTTAGCGACCAGTCGCGATATTGAACGGCAATGGTTTCTTGAGCTTCTTGGCGATAAATTCCCAATTTGGGATAGTGCGCAACACCAGTGCCAAGCGGTCCTTTGTAGTCTACGATTTGGACCCCATCGCGCTTGGTTCTGAGGAATCCGTTGTTCCTGTCCCATTTGATCTCACTCTGGATAGTATACCAACGCCCGCGTTCGATTGGATTGGTGTCTTTATAAACAAACTTCTGTTGATCGGTGCCGATATCGATCTCCATCTTGTCGTCTTTAAGCCCGATGGCGTAAGGCGGTGAATTGGAAACGTCCAATTCGTGCATCTGGGAATAACAGGACCACGGCGATGTAGTCTTCGGCCCCGGCTCCCACATAATGCGATGCTGTAGTAGAAGTGTCTGGTTAGGCTGTACCAACGCGCCTGCGGCTTTGGAGGATACTTCGCAGCGCTCCGAGGTAGTTGGATCGGACCACCACGATGAAGTGAAGCGATCGCCGCTACGTATCTCGAAGCGAATAGTGCGGTCATCAACCTGCTTCATATTCCAAGACTTACCGGGGGTCTCGATGAAATAAGAAATGCCCCCAATGCTTAGCGAACCGCCGTTGGCGGTATTGAAACCGGTGATTGGACCTTGTGGTATAACTATCTCATCCGGAGGTGTTGGCTCCGGCGGAATTGGCGCGGATTCTTCGTAGGTGAATGATCCGGTAGCATTGGTGAAGTGAATTGTTGGTGACATTGTGTTCTCCGGTTAGAATTCTCGGCGTAATCCAAGAGTGGCCTTCCAATCGTACGGGTTCTTATAGCCCCCTTCCATTTGTAAATTCCCAGCTGCAGTTGGCAAACTTAGCCCAATATTTGGACGCTGGGTCCAAGGATTTACATTGATATTTGGCATTGGTCCGCCGTAACCCTGTGGTTGCGGCGCTTGGAAATTGGCCGGAGGTGCCATCGGAGCCGGTGGTATCTCTGCTCCTTTTTGACCAATCGGTGCGGTGTAACTGCCGTAAAGATCGGAGGCGGCCAAATTATTGAATCTTTGCATGTCTATAATGTCATTAATACCAAGAGATTGCCCTAACGGCGTAACTGGCGGAGGGTCGGACATAGCCCTCCGCAACGCTTCCATCTTTGCTAATTCGGTGGGGCTTTGAGGCAAAAATTCTTGTTGGTTATTCAAATTAACCGTGGGCCAAGATTCGTATCGGCGATCTTCTGTAGGCATTATTCCTCGTAATCCTCTAGTCCAGTCATTCCGCCATACCCAAGTCCTTGGGCCAAAGACCTAATACTACCTGCTGACATTAGTCCCTTGAATGGCTTTTTCTTATACATCAACTGGCGAAGGCGATCCACCGCTTCCTGAGTGGCTTTGGCCGAGTCCGCTGTAAGGATTTTACCCGCGCCCATCGTTGCCCCGGTGGTTGCCAACCCTGGAATAACACCTCCAGAAGCAGCGCCGGTTCCGGCTCCAAAAATACTTGCCACCAGCTTGTTTTTTAGCAAGTCGCCGCCGGTCTCACTTATTCTGGTACCCGGATCGCCATATACGATGTCCTCCATCCTGCTCTTCTGGGTCGGAGTAAACCTATTACTAACCTTCCCGGTAACTGGATCAGTTACCTTGCTGGCCTTGCCAGTCAATAGCTTAGCGAACTCATCCCTTTGGGCCTGTTGTGTAGCCTCGACGCTACCCTTCTTGGCACCGGCAGCTTCAGCCCTAGCCGCTGCAACATTTACATAATCCATTGGGGATGGCGTTTTGCCAGTAGGAAGTACGGTCATGCTGTTCGGCGGAGCCGCGTCGTTAATTCCTCGATATGATTTGATGCTAGCATTGACAGCGGTACCAATGGCGTTAGCGATGGGTTGCGCAATGGCACCACCAACAGCGCCACTCAATACCCCCGCAGGGATGGAAGTGCTGGGTTTGCCCGTCATTGGATCAATCGGGCTGGTCGCAGCATTGATGCCGCCGTAAACGCCGCCCTCGACCCCGGCTGTCCCGGCCCCTACCAGATTGCGGACCAGCGGACCCCCACCGACAGCCGCGACGGCGCGCGGGGCGGCAGACGGCAGCATCATGGCACCACCAGCCCGAGCTAGCGTCGTCGCGCCCAGTCCCAAGCGATCCGCGCTCGCTTGAGTTTCCTCAGCTGATTTCGCGCCAGTAACCGCGTCAAAGCCCTTATCGAACAAGCCAGCCGTAAGGCCGTGGACTACCTGATTAATTGGATCGCCAACAAGCATTCGAGCTTTGGTAGTAATAGGTGCATCGAAGTATGCTTTTTTGGACGCATCGATTCTGTCTTGCGTTACCTGATCACTAACACCTTTTTGAGCCTCCTCCCACGAATCTGCTGTTGCGTTATATTGGCTGCCATCAGGCATTGTAAATTTCCAATCGCCCATCACTTGATCCTTTCAACTTTAACTTTAGGACCAGCGGCACCCAACTCTAGTATGCGCTTTTCAAGAGCATCTTGAAATTTGGTCGAATCCTTATTGAAATTACTATCAGCCAGCAATTCCATAGCTGCTTGAATTCGGACCAAACTCTTTCTAGCTATTTCTGGGCTGGTCGCAGTGCTCAATGGAGCAATGACGCTTTGCAGCATCTTATCTTCGAAGTCCGAAACGTTACCCAAAGCGCCGCCAGTGGGTGAAGCCGCCCGCATTCGGGCCAAGGTATCGATAGTGATATTGGAACCAATTGTCTTGACTGCCGCGTCGTATTTATCCGTCGGCATCCCACCGGGCGAAACAGCTCGCGCCGCATTCGCAAAATGACCAACGACGCCGGGAGAATCTACGTGCTTCAACGCTTCCTTGACAGCCTCGGCCACGTTGCTGGCACCGAATACTTGCTGTACTTTAGCTTTGGCTTCTTTTTCGTCCGCTGCCGTTGTCTTCTTCGCCGCAGCCGCCGCTTCGTCCGCAGCGCCGCCGCCTGGGATTTTATACAAGGTGGGCCGACGAGTAACCGGGTCAATAACGGGCTTACCATCCGCGCCGCGCTCGTAGTCGTAACCTGCCTCTGGTTTGGGTAGAACTGTCCCATCCGCTCCAACGTTGATATTGGTAGCGGGCTGTTGTTTCAGCTTAATCAAAGCCTCCGCAGTAAGTGGTGCTTCGCCGCGCGTCGCACGGTCAGCATTGATAGCCGCCAGTTCGTTCTGTTGCGGCAGTATCTTGTCGCCGATCTTCTCGGCCGGAGCCACTTCGGTCGGAGGCAAATTGGGATGGCTCTTATCAATGACCATTTGACTGCCATCCGGTCGCGTAATAACCATCTGATCAGGCTTCTGACCAATACCGGCTTTGATTAGTTCGCCAGTTCTATCGTTACGCAATTCCGGCCCATTCGGCCCATCGTGCCAACTGGTACCATCAGGCTTTTCGCCGCCGAGCCGGGTAATTTCCTTACCGGTCCTCGGATTGAACATTATATGTTCCCCGGTGTCGGCATCGACCGCCGTGCCAAGGTTCTCGGTGGCGTAATGCTTCAATACATCACCCAACTGGCCAGTCGATTTCAACGACTGAATTTGAGCGGGCGACATATTATACTGCTTCATTAGCGAAGGGAGCGCATTCTGGAGGATCAAATCTTGCCTCTGCGCATCAGCCTGTTTCTGGAAATTGATGAGGTCACTGGCGGACAACGACATTCCGGTATGTCCGGCCCCTGCTCCTTGAATTAGAGCGGAACGATTAGTAGGACTATTAGACAGACCAGCAGCAATAAGATTAAGACCGGAATCCAACTGAGCAGCATTCTGATTCTTCTTCATCAATTCAATATACATATTCGCCAAGTCAGGCGGAGACTGAGTAACCTTTGGCGCGGCGCTTGCCGGTTGCGGATTGGTTACAGGCGTAACTGCCCCGGTGGGAACAGTTGTCTGCGGAATAGGAGTTGGCGGCGGAGCCTGTTGCGGGGGTGGAGGCGCTTGTACCGGAGCCACAGGAGGAGCATTCGGGTCCGCACCAGCCAACACTGCCTGATTTGGGTCAAGTCCCCGCTGGATAGCGGCGATAACGCTGGCGATATCCATTAGGATTGTCCTGTTAGAGTAAGGCCGCGATTACGATTCAATAATTGCGCCATCAACTGGAAAGCCATTTGATTGGGTTGATTAGCTTGCGGCGTCATTCCTGATATAGTGGCAGCATCTGCTGGCGCTGCAGCTTTGGGGTGCAATCCTTTGGCGACGTCATCCAAACCGCCCATCGCTTGATTATATGGGGAATCCTTGCTGGTATCCGGATTTGTAAGGTTCTCCAAAAAACTCTTGGGAGCAGCCGCTGCAACTGCGGTTGCAGGGTCAGGAACAGGCCCTGGAACTATTGGAGCCGCGCCTTGTGGTGTAACCATATTGGTACCCCCTGCGGTACCAACACTGCCAGCATAACCGGCAACCGGGGTTGAAGTAAGAGTAAGGCCAGTTCCTATGCCCGGATTGGCGTACGGGACTCCTGTCGTAGTTGGCTGCCCAACCGCAAGTCCCGCCGCGTTGACATCCGGGAATGGGCTGGGAGTCTTCATGTTCAACGCATAGCTGGGTAACATAGTTGAGTCTCCTTTATCGTCGTTAGCTACGCGCATCAAATCTTCGCGCCAAGCTCTTGCGCCTGCATGACTTCCCGGACCCCCGCCCCAATCATTAAATCGTTCCCTATTGATATTTACGCCAGTGCCGCCTTGTTCATAATTAGGGTCGCCCGAACTTCCTTGATCGGTGTGGCCTTTGACAAAATTGCTGGAATAGGCTTGGTTGATTTGAGCATATCGTTGCGCCAATCTATCCGGGTTTTTTGCAAGTTCCTGCATGCGAGCTTCAACCATACCCGGATTTCTAGCGGGACCATAAAAACTCTTCGGACCTCCAGCAATGCCTTGGGCAACGGAACGATCCGAATAAATCGACCGGTTAAACAAGCTTTCTGCAACTGCTGTCCCAGCGCCGGGATTTTCCAGATCAACTATAGCCGCAAGACGTAGCTTTAATGCAGGATTATTTTCTATCTCCTGTATCAACGGTGTACGCAACTTTCGGAGGTTTTCGGAACTCACGACAGCGCCTCCATCAAATTGTTGATATCGATGGTCTTGTACCTACCGACCTTCTTAATGGCGGACGGATACTTTTTCTCGATATCTTGAGCCATCGGTCCGACCACCTTCGGATAGCTCTTGGGGTCACCCTTATATCGATAAGAGTACAGCGGAATCTCATCGTCTGTCAATTTCGTAATGTCTGTCTTGGCGTTTCGATCAGACATAGCAAACAACGCTGGAGCCGCTTTCAGAATACCAAGACCTGTCGTAGCCCAATCGATGGGGGTATCGGTCTCGGAAGTCTTGTTGCCTGTAACAGTCTGGCCATAAGGCGACATACCCAAAGCAGCCAGTTTCATGTTTAGTTGCTGCGTCGGATAGTCCCAAGCCTGCTGGAACTTCTGCATATTGGCGTTGATAATAGCTTGTTGCTGCGCCTGATCTTGCTGGCCCGCAGTCAACAAATTAGTAATATCTCCTTGTTGCCCCATTATCTTCTGCTGAGCAGTTGACAATAATCCAGTCGCCGCCGCTCGCTGGTTAGCCTGTTGATCCTCTGCGGTTTTAGTTGCAGTATCGAATCCCTGTTGTAGCAACTGAGCGTTTAAATCGCCGATATTCTTGACGCCCTGTGCTTGCGCAACGCCCTGCTGAACGCCAAACCGCGAACCACCGAATGCACCAGCTTTTGAAGCAAGGCCCGCATTGTTTGCTAACTGTTGCTGCAACGCCGTGGTGGCGTTAGTTGTGCTCCTGTTAATCACGTCGCTAATATACGGGTTCATATATTGATCGACGTTCAGCGGACCACCGGATTGTGTATTCAACGCCGCAGCTTGGTTCACCAACGGATCGGTTGACCCAACATCACTCTTAATTAGACCGTATCCTTGCGTCGTCATACTCGAAGGATCAGCTACCATTTGGCCGCCGTATTGCTGCAACGGTCTACCAGCGACATCTACTGCTTGCTGATAATTGGCCTGCGACGCTGCATCAACCCAAGCAGGAAGCTGAGTTTGTTGTTGCTGATTTGAAGTGGTGGTTGAGGTTGTTCCACCCATGATCATATATCCTTCGAATACATAACGCCCAACTTTTTCCAGCCGTGAGTTCGATGTTCCCACCACCCATCGCGACCTATCGCCGTGATGTGATCAGCGCCAATATCCTTAGCCCAATTGGTAATTTTTGTTTCTAGTTCCAACGATTCGTCTAAATTGCCGACGACCACCAATATGTTAACCGACTTACGCCTGGGCCATTGATGCACTTGAGTTACGGCCCACGTATCGCCTACAACAAAACCTTGCATAGTTCCCTTACGCAATCCATCTGCAATATCGTTCAAATCAAACGTATCGTTGGCCATTTTCAAGGCCCGCTGCATTTTCTTCAACATGAACTTATCGGTAATAACGATCATCCTTGCACCTTGGTCGCTGTCAATACTCCTGTGTCGCTGACCTTCACTTCAAATACTTTCTTGCTTGGCGACAATAATAACACCGAATTGTTGGCCGTTTGAGAGCTTAACACCGCAGTTGGGTCTAACAGCTGAGGCATCAATTGAACAAGAAACTTAGTTACATCCGGGTCTTTAAAGTTCGGAACTTTCATCATGGCAGTTTCTTCCCTCGCGGCTTAAAGTCAAAAATGATAGGGCCAATCGTGCTCCAATCATTATTCTTGACCATATCGATGCGAAGTCTAAGATCACGTGCTGTTTTTCGTATGTCGACCCAACCAAAGCCGTTCACCGTACGTTGTGCTGAATATGATTGGGAAGCGTAATTCGTACGGTCAATATTCTTCGCCACCGAGAAAGCCAAAGCAGTCTTATCACCCATAATGTCTGGAAGTATCTTATTTAGCGTAACCATCTGCTCGCCGTCAGTTATGTTCAACGTTTGAGATTCTAAATACGGCATATGCAGCGCATTTGGGTAGATTAAACCGGATTCGTGTTTCCAAACCACCCATCCATCACACATAAGCGGATTGCGATCGTTGCCGTATGTAAATCCGCAAGTCCTGCTGAGGTATCCCGGCATCCATATATTTGACCGGAAATCGAACGCAACATAGCGCGAAGTAGTCAAACCTAAATTAACATCAACCCAGAACCACCATATTTCGCCGCGATTTTGTAGACTAACTACAGATGCTTCACGAATGGTCCTGCCAAAATCCATATTCCTTACAATTGAATCCCAAATCGGACAGGCAACGATATCAGCAGTTGTTCCATTCCACAGCCAGAACCCTTCGACCGAAGCCCATACGATGCCAGACGGTATTGAAGATACGGATGAAGCGCTGATGGGAATCGGTATTTTTCCAACCGGTGCAATGCTATAAATATACGGCAGACCGATGTACTGCAATACATGGGTCATTGCTGGGGTAAAAGCTAAGATACCCCCAGCCGACAGTTTGGCCGCCACGATTGGCGCAAGTGGATCAACAGTGTAAGTACCAGCCGTATTGGTAACGCTAGCGAAGTTCCAATCTGTTATATCTTCTTGACTACACCACCCGATATCACCGAACGCGCCGCCCATGCCGAACAGCATAACATGCCGCTCGGGAGTAACCACAAATTGTCGATTAGAATTAGGAGCACCGACAACAGCCGTTAGTTTAACAGTTGGAGTGGATGGAAGCCACTGGTATAGTTTGCCTTCGTAGCTCCACATTACCAACAAATTCTCGCCCCAATTATCCACGGACCAAGCGAGGGAGAATTTCTGAATGGTGGACGGAATCGGAGGAACAGCATCTACACCGTAGTTACCAAAACTATAATTTTGCTCGCCATAACCAGCGGTATCGCCGCCCGGTGCTGGTATTCCCGTGACAGGTGTAATGTCGGTTAGAACGCCCCCTGACTCCACGTAACAATGCTGCTCGCATAAATAAGCGGTCCAAAGGATGCCGTTTAAGGATTCCCACCTATGCATTGCGCGACAGCGAGACGCAAACACAAATCCACCGGAAAGGACAGGCGTAAGAGGTACTTGTTCCCAACCGCCAACTGGCTTTAACGTAACGCCATCATCCCAACGCACAAGATTGGCGTCGCGCCAATTTCGAATTTGCGCGGCTCTTGATAGGAGGGTTGTTACCCCGGCTGGGAAATTTATGGATGCCATGTTATCCTAGTTTTATCTGAGCGTTGAGAACGATAGTTGGTTGTAGATTAGTATGGGCTCCACCACCCGTGTTATTCGACGTCACACTTAACGATCCAGTAGCCGAACCTAGCGAAGTTTCTTTTCTGACGGAAGCCCCCGCGCTCAAGGAAATCGATAGACCACCGCTGCCCGCTTGTACTGATTGACCGGTGCTGTCTCCAGGGTTGGCCGCAATCCAATCATTACTGGTGACGCTAACCGACAAACTCCCACTGGTTGTCCCCGTGATCGCCGGTATTTGACTAGCAGCTAGTGCAACTGAATCTACACCGCCAACAGCGCCCACGGCTGATCCAATAGAATTGTTCAATCTAGTCCCACCGGAATGGGCAATTGCGCGGCCCATCGCATCGGGCAAATTGAACGTAGTTGATCCATCGCCGCCGCCAAATGTGGTTCCATACCGCGCAAACACTACAGGATTGCCTGTGCGCGATATTGCTTGACCGTTTAGAAGCGCCCAACCAACATCAGCCGTTGGAGCACCGGTATACGTAATTGCCCCTGGAGGAACACCTATGTATTGAACAGACCCATCTGGTCGTTGAATTACAGGGTTGCCATCCGTATTTATGTAAATATTCGCAGAGCCCGCCGCTGGAACGGTTGGAGGAGCTTGATATGTATAATTAAGAAAACCTGAAATCTTGTTGATAATAGCATTTAAAATTGTGACTACGCCGGTTTGACGATTTACACTGATTGGATTATCGATCGGTAAAGTATCGTTTCCATATCGTGTTAAAAGATAAGGACCAGTTGTACTGACTGGATTATCATCCCCCATTGTTTGCGTCCACTGAATAGTCTGACGCACCATTTTTTGATCAATTATATCCAAATCGGCATTGATCTTAGTGCCCCAAGTATTATTGGAAGCACCAATCTCTGGCTTAGTCATGCCCAGCTTGGCAGTTACTGTATCAGCCATAACTAAACCTCTCATTAATCATCGACGAGCATAGCCCTTCATAATCGTTCTGTTACCATCGGCGCTTGACGACCAAGCTGCGGTGCCTGCATCGCACTTACCTATCAAAGTCGCAAAGTTGTAACCCTCTGCCAAGCCCGCTTTAGCTGAACTACAACCAGCACCAAACGCCGTACCAGCAATCGCACCAACGATGGTAACGAGAATACCATTTTTCTCGGGCACAGCGCTATTGAAGCCAATAGCAGAGAAACTATTAGAATTTGTCACAGTGTTAGATAAGCCCGCAATATATTGCGTAACGTCCCACGTTTCACCAGACCAAATCAGGGCTTCAATCCGGATTTCCGCATTAACCTCAACAAATGCGGCAGCGGCTGTAGTCCTAGTAGTCGCGAATTGGTTGAAACTGTAGATTCCCGGATCGTTAAACCACGAACGAACATAACGTTGCGCAGGCGTATCTTGCCACGCCGGTCCCGTAATTATTTGTGCCATTCCTATTAGCGAGCGAGTATCATCGCCCGACTTAATTTCGAAACCGATATTACCTGCTGTCGCTGAAGTGGCGTGCGTTGTAGTTGAGGCTTCCAGCGAAGTAATAACACCCGCAGTCGCAACGGCATAAATGTAATAATTCGTACCAACTGTCAATCCAGTTGGCGCTAAAGCTACGCCTGCGGCCGGAATAGTACAAGTAACGCCGTTCACCGTCAGCCTATTGCCGTTGAACGGCATCAGCGCCAGATTAGCACCAGTCTTAACCAACCTACACTGTCCATGTGCAACAGAAGGTGCAGCTGTTGTACCTTGCACTTGCCATGCTTGCCCATCCCAGACATAGCCACCAAATACTTGGCCGACCGTTGGAGTGTTAGGAAAGTCAAACGCCATTTCAAGCTATCCTAATTACGGCAATCGTGCTACTAGCTTTGAGTCGTCCACTTGGCGAACCGTTCTGGTCATTGCCTTGTAATCTTAAATTTCCCACAGGATTTGTAAGAATCCCAACAACAGGTATGGTTAAAGGAGTATTGGTACCCACAGAAGTATTTGTGAACCCAGGCGTATTAACAGAACCCCCGTCAGATATTCTTGCGCCCAGTGTTGCTATAGCCACCGTGTCCGTCACAATAGCCACTCCAACCACAAGCAAAGTTCCCCCTGCTCCTTGCGCCACACTAGGCCCATCAAACCACGCATTCGTATTCATTGTTACATCGGCACCAAGCACCGCCGAAAATGAAGTAATTATCGCTTGCGCACCAATATTAGTCCGTGCTTGCGTTTGTTGTGCGCCCGTCAATGTCTGTGCTGCGCCGTATCGAACCGCATCCGCGATACCGCCGCCAATAGCTACCCATTGAATTGAGTTACCATCGTTGTAGCTTATATAAAGAATGCCGCTGTCGCTTTCCCACCACAACGAACCAGACGGCGCACTTGGCGGCGTATCAGCGATATAAATCGCACCGTAGCCCGAGCCCGACGTCCACTTCTGACCATCCCACGTGTAAGCCACGCCGGTTGGCGAGGTGTACACTTGCCCTACTGTCGGGGCATTAGGAAAGTCAAACGCCATTAAGCATCCCTCCCGCGCCGGTCGATCCAACCATACGTATATATGAAATACGTAGTACCAGTTGCCGTCTGTGAAACTACAGCTACTTGCGCCGAGGTGTTGGTGCGAACAGGCGCTATAGCAGCGAAACTAGACCCTGCCGCACTGAAAGTTTGTACTGTAATATTTACACCTATCGGCAACGTTGGTACTTCATCTGGCGAGCATAAAAGAAGCGCCGTTGTCGCCGTCGAATGAATGGTACCCACCCGCATCAACGCGCCAACCTTCAAACCAGTTGGAACCGACAACGCGGAGGTTAAGATCAGCGCGAGAGCAACCGCAACCCCGTTTACGTCTTGCACCCCCGTTGTCCACAAAAATTCATCGCCGTTTTGATTAAAGTTAGTCCACTGCGACGAAGCATTAGTCTTCATTGAACCAATGCGGCGGAATTGAGTATAATTCGCAGGCAACGTTGGCGCTGTTGCATTCAACGACACCAGAACATCCACTACGCCAGTATCGGGCCGTCGAATTAGATAGGCATGATACCAAGTGCTAGCCGCAATCGCCCCAGTGTCTAGCGCACCAACAGCCGTTCCGACCGCCCACGCCGCTGTTGTCTTAGTGATCGCTGCCGCGAGTATCATCATCGCAGCATTAGTGCTATCCGCTGCAACACCGGGCTGAACTGTAAAATTCGCTGATGTCCCCGGTGTCGATAACGTCAACCCAGCCAAATAGCTGCGCATCACCGTAGGAAGGCCAATATTCTGCTGCGCCTGCACTTGCTGTGCCGCGCTTGGCGTCTGCGGCGTATAAGTAACTGCACCAAACGAAGCAGCATTAGTCTGCGGTGTAACTAATACCCATTGACTAGAATTACCATCATTATAATAAATATAGAGATTGCCGCTATCGCTTTCCCACCACAGATTTCCAGCCGTTGGTGAACCGGGAGGATTATCTGATATGGTAACGCTGGCTCCACCGCCTCCTCCACCAGCCGCATCTATCTTCAACGTATTCGCAGGATCATTGTACGTTAATGTTATGTTGGTACCAGCAATCAATAAGGCAGCAACGCGGTCATCAATAGTCTCACCGATGGTAGCCACGTCTACCTTAGATGAATCGTTCGGATGAACATGGTCGCCGCGCGAATAAAGTAGCGAAACACCTGGATTAGCCGCCCCGGCAACTAATGGAGGATTATTGGCGGGTAACGGAACTGGTACAGTCTGAACAGCACCATCTAAAATGTCAAAATTATGGTTTAGCTTATCGCCCCAAGTATCATCAGAAGCGCCGACATCTGGCTTAATCAACGATAGGTTTGGGGTAATCCCATCATCCATCAGTTAAACCTCGGTGGAGATACTGCCGGAACCCATATTTCATTTGGATTGAACGGATCGCCGCTCCATCCACCCGATAATGGCGCAACAGGATTCCAAATGTCAGAAATCGGAACTGACGTGCTCGGTGCCCATATTGGAGGCGGATCATCAGGTATTGGGTACCAAATATCGGAAGGAGGCGGAGCGGGGTCGGGCGGAATTGGATACCAAGCAGGCCATAGGTCGTAAGAGTACCTTCCGTACGCCAACAAACCGTATTTGCGCCCACTACCCAAATGTCTTTCTCCTGACCGGCATCAACACAGAGCCGCTCGCCATATCTATTTTGTGTTGGGCATTCATTCCGTTCACCATTCGGACCACTTCTTGGTCCCACACTTGGCTTCGCGCGTCCTCAATGGAATACATCGAAGCCACATGCAAAATTTTTAAAGTGTAAACAGTGGGGTGATAATAGTTAGGCCAATTGTTGGCGTTGTCCGCAAGCGGTGGAATGTTCTGATAATACGTCATCTCCACAGTGACCGGATTAGAGGAGCTTGGAGCATCACCAACAATAAGAAAATTGCCTAAAATAGTGTAACGATTTAGTTGAGTATCGCATTTCTGTCCAGTTCCGGTCGGATACGACGGTGAGTTAGGAAATTCGGGGTTATAGAAAGCATCGGGGGTCTGGTAACGGCAAACGCCGTTGGTATCTAATCGACGCACCAACCGAATTTCCTGCCAATCCAACGGCATCGGAACTCGGCCATTGATGATATTGGAGGTGTCGATTTGAACCATATGTTTGACGCGAAGCGCCACCGACAAATATTCCTCGGCCATACGAATCCAGCCGGTAACCACTTGGTCCGAATAAACATCGGCACCAATGGCTAACCAGTTACGGATTTCGGTGCATTTATCGGTTAGGAATGTGGTCATTATACCCACCCGCGATAAATTCTAAACGCTGCGTTATCGGGATCATTGAGCCACTTAGCCCAATCCTTCTGATCCCATTGCTCGCGAATAGCTTTTTCCGCGACGGTGATTGGCACTCCCCGAGCTATAAGTCTATGGCTAGACTTGGGGTCTTGCCGCTCCCTCATGACCTTGTTCATCTCGATAGTCTGGGTCATGTCTTGTTCGGTATAGACGTGCACCTCTTCAGGCGCATCGTCTTCCCAAACCATTACGCGCTTAGCATCTCCCGCTGGATTGGTGTACACGAACTTCCGTTCAGCCATGGTACCACACCCTGAGTTCCGTGTCAAGTCCAAACAGATATTACTTACCAATGCTGGGGTACTTCCGCTTAACCTTGGCGCGAACTGCTGATTTCTCGGCGGGCGAACCAAACTGGCTAACCCGCGACAGCGCATTGCGGGCATGCGACGGATCGTTGATCGGATACTTCCGCCCCGCCACTGCGAAATCTTTGGATGGAAGCGCCTTGCGCCCCTTGGATGTGAGCTTTGCCATTACTTCCTCCGCTTCGGCTTGATTTTTCCAGTGCCCTTATCGGCCTGATTGAACTCCTTGGCAACCTTTTGCGGGATGCCAACCTTCTTTGCAAATTGTGGCGAATGAGCAGCCGCCGCCATTGTGCGAGCCTGCTTAGCAGTTTTGCTCGGCATGATTCCCTCCATATATTAAAGGACCGCCCCTTGGCAGGGGCGGCAAGTCTCGGGAGGAACTTAGAGAACGGTACCCTGCTTGATACCGTTAAACAGGATGTGCGCAATGGGATTGCGCATTTCGACACCCCACTCCACCACGATCATCCGAGTCTTTGCGTCGCCAACCACGGCAAGCAGAGTGTGGTTGAAGTTCCGGAAGAACGCAGTAGCGAGGAAGTCCGCGTCGAGCAACAGTCCAACGTCGGACGGCAGCCAAAGCGACGGCATCACCATAACCCGACCGAAGTCGGTGGCAATCACATCAACCGTGGATACCACTTCGGTGCTTCCGACCTGCACCATCGTAGCGCTGCGGCCTTTGAAGGTGGAAACGGTACGCCGAATGGCGGGCGGAAGAATCAGCTTGTCTGGATGCGCACCATTGGTATATGCCCTCTGCATCGCATCGTTGACCATGGTTTCGGTCAACGCCACCTGCGACGCACCCGCAACTGCGGCGAAAGCATCGGTGGACAGCACCGGAACACCGGTAACAACAGTACCCGGCGCAATAGCGCCGTTCACCGCACCGGTTCGATCCTTGGCGCGCGCAATCCAATGGCTGATGGCTTCGGTTTTGCGCGGAGTACCCGGATCGGCACCGTCGTTTCGCTCTTGTCGACCCGACATGATGGTTTCCATATCGGATTTGAGAACCTTCGACGCTATTGCCATCTGGTGGCCCATTTCGGAGCCCTTACCAGCGGCATCGGCGGCTTCTTGCGATCCGGAAACCGTCGCGTCACGCTTGGAAATCTGCGTAACGTTGGTCAAACGGACCGTCGGCGTTCCGACTGATGCAACCAGCTGGAAACCTTCGATCTGGGCGTTATTCGGATCGACGTTGGGGAGGTTCTCGGTCTGCCAATCGAAGCTCCGATTCTTCGCGTTGCGCCTACGGCTCAGCGACATAACCGGGGTGTCGAATGGGTCGATGTTGTAGATGGAATTGGACAGGTCTTCCCTGTTGGCTTTCGCCTGATAGGTGGTAAACGCACCCGCAACTTGGGGCATGAGCTAACTCCTTGCTATGATCTGATCAAACACCATGGCGGCATCTTCGATACTGCCTGTTTTGTTGAGTCTCTTCATAGCCGAGGTAACTCCCTTCTGGACCGTGCGCTGCTTAGCGCTTCCCGTCCCCGGAGGAATCGGCTTAGCTGCAACCTTTGGAACCGGTTGCGGCCTGCTTGTCACCATTCGGTCGTACTTACTCGCCTTCAATAGTACTTTGAGCATGCGAGAATCGTAGACCTGTGACAACTCTTCTTCGGTGAAACCCGCTGATAGTCCAGTCCTGCGCATCGATTGCAGGTCCTTGACTTTCTTCTTGGGATCACTCCATGTTTTGCGATTATCCGCCTCGAATTTGGCGGACTCTTCTTCGGCGAATGCAGCCAATTGATTGGCGTTCATTTGCGCCTGCTTTTTGGTATTCTCCTCCATCTGCTGTTGGAGTTGAGTTCTGAATTGATTGGCCTTCTCGTAGTAACGCTGAAGTTCCCGCGCTTTCGCCGGGTCCTTCTGGAATTCCTCGTCCCAATTCGGTTCCTTGGGGATCATCGTATCCATGTGCGCTTGCATCTGCTTCGCAACGTTCATGGAATAGTCGTAATTCTGTATGGCATCCGCAGCGGCGCGACGAACGATCTTCTTCGCCTCGTCCAATTGGTTCATTCTGCGGTGAAAAGTCTCGGTGCGAACGTAGCCCTCAAGAGCTTCTTTAAGCGTTACTTCGACCGGCTCGCCGTCGACGGTTACTTCTACCTTCCGCTTAAGCTCGTTGGACTCAGCATCGGTTTCTTTTTCTTCTTCATCTTCGGCGTCGTCATCCCCGTCAGGGGATTCGTCATCGTCGTCCCCATCAGATTCGTCATCATCTGGTCCCTCTGCTTCGTCATCGCCTTTGCGAGGATCCCTTGCGGGAGGCTTGGGCTCTTTCCTTTTGCCATATAACAATTCCTCCGGATCAGAGTTGTCGCCACCGCCTTCGGCAGGGCTGTCTTCGTCCACTTCCAGCCTGCCGATGTTCTCAAACATCTTGACCGGCGGACCTTCCTCCATCGGAACTGATCTATGTTCCGCCTTAGGACTCGCAGCAGGGCTAATTGACGCGTCGAAGGCCAATGCTGCGTCTTTCATACCCTCTGGCATTATTTATCTCCCTTGTTGTATTTTTGCCGCATCTTGTGATCGGCGATGTACTGTTCCAACTGCGCTTTGACATCCAGCACTGCCTTCATCATAGCATGGGCATGGCTAGCTGTCAAGCTACCTACTTCCGCCCCCACTAGGGTTCCGACCGCCTTGGAATATATATCTATCAAAGCTTCGTTTAGCACGGAATCACCCAATGCCGCCTGCGCATTCAGAGCCTTCTCCTCCGTCTCAAAATTATTGAGGCGGGGCTTCTCCTCCGGGAACGGGTTGTTCGGCATTGACATTTGGCTGTCCTAGCATCTGATTAACCACAGGCGGAACTGGTAACGGAGCAGGAGGTGCTGTCTCTCCCGGTTCTGTGTTTTGTGCTTCGATGTCGTGCGCAGTGATGTCCGCGCTGTATTGAGCATGTATCTTCGCCGCGTCGAGTATACCCTTGACCACCATCTGGTCGCGGCGGAAGTCGTCGTCAACTCTGAGCTTCCGATCCTCGAAATTGGACTGCGAGATCGAAGTGGCCATCTTGACCCGATTCTTCTCCATCTCCGACTGCGCCAACAAGGTAGCCGCGTCCGGTTCTTTGGGCGTGGCTGCAATAGCTGCGATTTGTTGCGAATTGATTTCTCTGTAATACCGCCCGACATTTTTCACATTCGCAATGGCCAATATGTCCGTCAAGGTATTGCGGAATTCTTGCACCCCACATAATGGATTCTCCACCCCGAATTGTTGCATAATTGCGGTCTGCGTCGCTTTCACCTCTTGGAGCACCATCAGCTTAGTAGTATCGGAACCCTTCCCAAGGGTCGGATTAACACTTACCCGCATAGTTGGGTCAAACGTGGACGGATTAACGTTGACCCATTTGCCCCTCAATTGAATGGTGCGGTTCTGATTGGGACTGTTGACTATCTCGCGGAGCAGTCCGCGGAATAGCTGCTTCATTCCGGTCTCAGCCAGAATGCGAGCGCACAGTTCGATGCGCTCTTGCGCACCTTGAACGATGGCATCGATCCCCGTCACATTGGTGGACTGCAACGCGCGGGGATCAACACCCTTCGACGCGTCCGAGATGCCGGTCCGGGACTGCCGAAGTTGCTCCATCACCTGGAACATTTGGAAAACAGGCTGTCCCACGAATTGGTGTGCTATCGACATCACCGCCGAATTGGGGTCGCCCGTAGTTCTGATCGGCGCTCCGATCTCGTCGTTCAACACATCGTCTGTATTGGTAATGGTCTGGTTGAACACCGTCCTAGGCCAAATAGATTGGGCCAGCGAGTCCAACGAGCCTCGCAGCATGTTGGTCTTAATTGTCTGGATATCCTTTACCAGATCAGCCGGAGTATCACCAACCACAGTATGAGGTTCAGGATCAGGGCACCAGACGGCGAAATTGGCCCATTGAACAACATCGTCACGCAAGATATGATGATTATCACCGACAGTATGGATTTCGCGTAGCTCTGCGATTCCGTCGCCGTCCTTATCGATTCTAATGAAATAGCAGCCGTAGCGGATATCCCAAGCATCTGAGAGGTCTCCCTCATCTAGACCCTGATTCCTGAACAGGCGGTCGACCGAGAAGTTGCGCGGCGTCGCATGCAGAAAGTCTTGTAACTCTTCTAATTTATACCCCTGCTTGACCAATTCAGACACGTTCACGATCTGGTCGTGGCCAATCAATGGCGCGTTCTCGACGTCCTTAGCTTTCCGCGAGATTCTAAATTCGTCCAGCGGCACCGGGAGAATACGGATCATCGGCTTTGACTTAGTGAAGCGAATCCGCAATCTCGCCATTACTCCCGGCATTCGCGGATCGACTTGGTGATCGATGATCTGAATAGTCGGATTCTCGCTGACCAGTAGTTGGAATTGCTCAAGGGTAACGTTCATATATTCTTGCTCGGTCACCTCGTCTTCTTTATCCGACCACCACCTTACGACGCCAGTCTTGCAGCGCAGCGCATCCTTGCATAGGTCATGAACTATCAAGAACCCTGGATTGTCTTCCCACAGCACGTAATTCAAATAATCGGTACACTGCTTGGCCATATCTTCTTGGCCTTGGTAGTTCGGCGAGCAGTTCACTACATTCTCAGTAGAAGTGAAAATACGCATAAGGCTAGGAAGGATAGCCATGACAGTATCGCGAAAATCAGTAGAAACAGCGCTCGATTTTCCGTCGCCGTCCTGTTCAGGGTATTCGCCATAAAAGTACCTCAGGTTTTCATCACGCCCCGGCCCGAGGACTGATTCTTCATAGGATTGAGCATCGTCGATCATTGCACGCACAGTCGCGCCGTATACCAATTCGTCGTTACCTTCGCCGAATTCGTCCATCAGCCCGGCGTATTCTCCAATCACTCCGTTGTTGAATATCTTTTCAATCGGCGCACCGTTGATGGCTTCCGAGTTCAAGAACTGATCCAACGGACGTGGGGTAACTATATTCATCCCAATCTCCTCGGTCCGTTGTTCATCCGTTTGAGGTTACGCCGCAACGCTCCCTCCCCGATACCAACCACATTGGTACCGCCGATCATCGGCGCTATCATATTCAGCGCAACACAACCGATGCGCATCGCGTCAGAAGCGTGACTCGCCCAATTATGGAGGGGTTTACCCGTCCCGGTTTTGTGGTAATTCCGCAGCGCCATTATTCCAGGCTCGCAGCGCTGCTTGTCGAACCACATTAATCGAATGGCCGCACGTGTGGCGGAAATCCCATCTTCAACAGTATGGCTTGGACATACGAACAAATTCGGCAACATACCATCGAGAACTTCCTTGCGGCTGACGCCGGTACCCAATTCGCGTGCCTTAATATCGTGTGGCAGAACGTGCACGCCATATTGATATGGTTTGGATTTGATCTGTCCGACATAGAACTCAAGGCCCTTACCAGTGTTCTGCAAAAAGTCAATAACGTGCAGTTCCCGGCCGCAGCGTTGTACGAACCATATCACCATCTCGTCGTCAATGCCCAAATCCCACCATGTGAATACGAGCGCGTTGGGATCGTACGGAACACCGGTGATCTGACCGTCCATGTCAATCTGGTTCATTACTTCGCCGTAGTAAGACCCTTCGATCGGCGCGTCGAAGCTGCACATCATTTCGCGGGCGAACTCGTCCGCCGTCATGTCCTTTCGCATCTCTGCTACTTCGTCTTCGAGCAGCGCGTCTGTCTGTGTTATGGGTATGCTGTAAAGGTCCCACTTATCCGGTTCTTGTTCCGCGCGCTTCTTGAGGTCGTGGAAGTGGTCATCGCCGTTGGAAGTACCACTTATCACCGCCCATCCTTGATAGTCAGCCAAACAAGGGCGGATAACAGAGCCAAGCATAGCAGGGTTAAGGAGAGGATACTCGTCAGCGACCACTCCGTCAAAATACAGTCCGCGCATTCTTTCATAGGCGGCACTTCCCCCATACAAATTAATTAGCGCGCCGTTCGGGAGTATAACCTGTAAGTCCCCTTCTATTACCCTTACTTTTGGTAATACTTCGGTGTAATATTTGTAATACCCCCACACTAGGTCTTTGGCCTGTGCGAAGCTCGGTCCAATATAGGCGTAACGGGGCGGAGGGAAGGCCCGTTTGTTTTCCAGCGCCTTCCGGATCACCTGATTACACAGCGCGACCGTTTTTCCGGCTCGTCGGTGCGCCACGACGAACTTCCAACGTTTTTGTGATGCGTGTAACGGCCTGAAATGTTCGCGCGGCACATACGGAATAGTTATGCGAGGGACTTCTAATTCCGCTGCGGCGCTTTCGTTCATTTTGTAATTGCCTTGACGGCCCACATCACCGCCTCTTCTAATTTGGTCTTCGCGATCGATACTTCGCGCGACTGTTCGAGTGAGTCAAATAGCTTAAGAAAATCGGCCCCCATGCTCTTAATAGTGTTGATGGATTCTTTCTCGGCGTCACTCAATTCGCGGTAGGTCTTACGAAATACGTCCGTCATTTTAATACCTCCCAATCACAGGCCAATAGATCAGTTTGGGAACATAACCACGGCACAAGGTGGTTGTCCGCCGTTTTTATGTATACATATGGAAGCGACATTTTGGAATGATCATCAGGCACCTGCAATTCCAAATACATGTCCTTGCCATTCCACCCGGCGCGCATTACTTTTTTGTGGTCGTAAAGTTCTTTTACTGCTTCTCCGATGTCCATTTAGCATCCTTTACATATACTGTTTGGGGCTGGTTCTGCTGGCGGAAGTGGATCGAACTGGCTTATGGAATGTTCAGTGAAACCCGGACACCTTCGCAACGCCTCCTATTAGTTCGCTCGCAATCCAAAGTGCGATTGCCATGGGTAGAAGGTACCATGCCCCGACGCTACCAATTCGCGTCGCGATGCACGCCACCACGAATGCGAATACCAAAAGGATTAGCCCTATGTTCTGCATGGCGCGGTGTCCTCGTCGATTGCTTCCTCTAGTATTCGTTCCAGGTGGGAAATCACTTCCTCAGTCAAGCAGCGTGCAGATGTTCTGTGGTGGCCCGGCGGAAGATATCCTTCTGATTCGAACAGCATCCTCGCGATAGCCAAAGCATATGCCGCCTTGTAGGTATCGAACTCAGCCAAGCTTTCTGTCAGAGCCAACTAGTTCTCCCTCAATGGTTTTGAGGTCTTCCGACTGGTCTGAACCCAATTGTGTGCCATCAGCCCATTGCACCACGATAGTTCCGCCAGCGGAGTTCTTAACAGTAACGCCTCCAGAGCCTGCAGTTCCCCATCCGCGATGCTTCCCGATGTTAGTAAGTACGAATCGAGACATGGTGTCGCGCCGGGATGGGTCTTCCGCATCTGTAAGCGCACTGTATACATTTGCTTCCGCTATATCGACGAGGCGGTCTTGGGCTTCTTGCATTTCGGCGGTCAAGTAGGGCGATTTCTTAACAAAAGCGCGTAGCCGTATGGAAGTTACTTTTAATAGTTTTGCTGCTTCGGATATATTTCCAGCAGCCATCCAAATAGCGGTGCGTACCTCCTCCACGTCGAGGGGTAGTTCGACTGGTCGCTCCGAGTACGGCATCGTAGGCAGAGCGACCAGATCATTTGGCACATTTGCGTCGTTCATCTAAGCCAAATAGCTAGTATGGCGATGAGAATGACGGCCAATATAGCTATCCCAATTAGGTACGGTAGATCGTTGCGTTCACGCCAGTTCATTCATATACTCAATAGTAAAGGGAGCGGGCGCTTACAGTCGCCCTGCCAGTTCAAAGCACGTCTATTCGTGCTGCTCCCTTTCAATTACGTACGCGCGGGCGTATTGATAACCGGCGAATTCGGCTGTACCCGCGCGGCGGCTTGTTGCCTTGGGCTGCCGTGTTCGTCCACGGGTTGTCCCGCGCTTGCGAGCGATTCCTTTATCCTCGCTTCCATACCGGGATCATTCCTCGGGTCCGGCATGGGTTGCATATTGGGCGTAATGGGCGCCCCAGAAGGGGTCACCAAATGGTCCGCTTGCTCGGGGAAGTACCCTACAACGGGCGCTGCCACAGTTCCTACTTCGGGAGGGTCAATTGTAGCCGGTCCAGTCGGCTTCCCTTCTTCATCCAAACGAACCCATCCCTTCTCGCCATGGCCAAGCTGGCCCGACATTTCTTGGTCGCCGAATTCCTCGATCGCTTTGATTCTCTTCTTCTCGGTCTCCAATTCAAGCTCAAGCTCCTTGATCCGCGCCTCGTGAGCATGCTTGATGGCCAAATTCTGACCGTCCTTGGCGACCTGATGAGTGCTGTCAGACTTATGTGGAGGTGCCGCAGCGGGGGAAGGGGACTTCGGCGGTGCCGCTGGAGGCTGCGTCGAAGCAGCCGCCGGGTTGTGGGGAGGCGCTTGCGGGGTGTGCGGAGGTTGGTTGGCCATCGAAGGGGCTCCCTGTTATATGAATGTAACAGGGTAGCACACGGGCTGGGTAGCTGTCAAGATCAGAGAAGTATATTCGGGAGGCGTTCAGAGTACGCGGATACGCATAGTGAAGAGCGTTGCACGTCGAGACGGGTCCCGCCTTCGAGTTGCTTTGCAACTCGAAGGTCGGGGGAGTTTCGAACACAACCGCGGGTTGTGGCACGAGTCTTGCATTGCAAGGGCCGTACCAATCTTTGTCAATGTGACACGGTGTCGCAGTATCGGAAGTTGTTCAGACATGCGAAACGGTTGTGTGCGATATGCGACACTGTGTCACATATGCGACGCACGTTGCGACATGCTTTAATAATCTCACGGTCGCGATGGAGCGACCGGTACAACGGAGCAAGGCACATGTCGAAGCGCAAGCACAAGGAAGTCGTGGAACCGGTCGTGGAACCGGTCGTGGTGGAACCGGTGGAACCGGTGGAACCGGTGGAACCGGAGGTCGAGATCGACGCGGAGGTCGCGGAAGAGATCGTCAAGCGAAGCTCGGTGGTCCGCCCCGCATACAAGAAGCGCTACGCGGAACGCGCCGCAGCGAACGGTGGCGGAAAGGTCGCACAGCGAAGCTGCTGGGATTGGCTGGCACAAACGCTCGCTGGCGAATGCCTCGTCGGATCGAAGATCAGCATCGACCGGTTCCTCGCCCTGCTCGACGCGAACGGCGTTGACCACAGCCGCTGGAACAACCGCAACAAGGGTTGGGAAGGCCGGCTGCGGATGACAGGAAGGCTGGCGCTGCAGAAGGTCGTCGCGGCGCAGGGCGTGCTGAAGACCGCCGATGGCGAGACGCTCGAAGCACCGGCGGAATGGGTCGCGAAGCACACCCACTAAGGAACACGGGGCGGCGCAAGCCGCCCCACCACTCATCGAAACGAGGAAATAAGCCAATGACCGAAGAACAGAAGACGAAACGACTGGTGGAACTCGCAATGATCTTCTACCAGAGCGCGGAAGCACCAGACGCGAACCAGTGGGACGTTCTCTTCACACATATCGCGGAGCGGAACATCGAAGCACTAGAAAGCTACTTACGCGAGTGGGAACTCGACATCGGAGAAGACCAATGACTATGGAAGAAGTAGGCTTCATAAGCGCCGTATTCATAATGGCCTTCGGCGCGTTCGCGATAGCGGTGTTCTGTATATAGTTCCACTGCCCCATCGGCGAAGGCTGGTGGGGCAGAACTGTATTCGTCGTGCGGAATGCGAAACTTTTCGTGCGACTGAAACTTTTCGCGCGACGCGTGGGCAGCTGCCCAACATTCGCTGCCCACTGTTGAAACGTTTCGCGAGCCCCGAGCCAAGAAGAGACGTAACCAGAGCACGGCGTACGCGGTTCCCCGTGTTCTCAGGTTACCGCGCTACACAGGGGGGACTCAGTACACAACTTTTTACAGCACAGGTACACAACACTGCAACACTTTATTTTCCCCCAGCTTTTTTCCCACCATGTACTATCCCCCCACTGTGAAGAGAGGTAAGGAGGGACTACGGAGAACCGCGTACACAGAACTACTTCTTTACTTGACAGACACTCCGCGCTGTGCTGTGCTGTGCTGTGCTGTGCTGTGCTATATATACTATTCTTACTGACAACAACGGAGTCTTCTCATGCCTTTCGATCTCACGCTCTCTTTCGACGATTCGATCCATATCCTCTCACAGC